GCAACGCAATTAACCGCTCATAATCTGGCAAAGACAAGGTTTGCATCACTCCAGTTCCAGTAAGATTTCCTCCCATGTGAAAACCTATCAACACTGGGCGTTTTGTGATGCTCACCAAACATCCCATGCAAGATCCTACTCGGGCAAGAGACGTTTTGTATGAACCTCCTTGAAATTCCATTCCACTATGTTTGACAGGACCCATCTTGACCTCCACACGTTCTGCAGTGAAAGTATTTGGTTCACCTGGATGAAGTACGTTGTCACACACAATAATGTCTGAAAGAACGCGCCCAGAAGGAGAGTTGGTTGGAAACCACTTAGTTACATCCCTTAAATCTGGACAATTTGGCACAAATGCACATGTTAAATCCATATCTGGAGGTCGAACACATGAAGCTTCGTCGACTACAAATGTAAAGACGCCTCCAGGAGATCCATGCCTGCGCACTTCAACAGTAAGCGTAGGAGTAGGTTCTCCTTCAACCATTTCTCCACTTTCATTAGCTACTTTCATTTTAGCCTCTGGATACCACACATGTTGTGGAAACAAAGCAACACTCTTCCGAGGGAAGAAAATGTTACATCTGGTGGCAGATCCATCAGCCCTTATAAAATTAGCCCAGAACAAATTACGACGAGTTAAAGACTCTATCAATTGTTTGCTCGTAGATGTGGATGTGTGCGGTTGAGGATGTACGTTAAAACCGAGCTTCTGAATGTAGTACCCCATCCACCCTGGATGATCGTCCTTTGGTTCTCCTGCATGTGGCACGTGAGGATTTTGCACATACCAATCGTGAAACATTTTTAAGCCTAAGCCAATGATGGCAATGCCAAGAGTAGCCATTTCGGACATAGATGCTTTAGGTTCAATTGAAGCTGTGATAGCATCTCGCCTGGCTAAAAACTCACGTGTTTCCTCTTGCGTTCGCGTCCAATAGTGTGCATAAAGAGACAAATTAATCATCCCTAGTGACACACACGGCATTGCAACAGAATGCAATGGGGCTTTACCACGATAAACAGCAAGACCGCTCACTGCCAAAGAAGCAGCGGTGATCCTCCATAGCCACTTGAAATGCGATTTTAAGTCGTAATAAGCAGCACGGCGACCCCAAATTCGTATGTATCTTTGCATTGCTGGAAGACGTATCACGCTATTAGGGACCATGGAAAAAATCCAAGGTGTGGCATGAATATCTAGATTCATTCGAACTTCATTTGCAAGCTCGCGCGTAATCATATCCTGAATAGGACGATAACCAAGCAATCTCCACATCCAATTCATAGGCACAACCCATGACTTAATGTAAGATTTCACAGAATCAACAACTATGGTGTTGACAGCGCGCGTTAGCTCGTTAGAATTTGGAATGAACTCATCACATTTGCAAGCCTTACCTTCA